GTATTTTGTACAGTTGCAATAACTTTTTCACCAACTTCAAATGTTCCAGAAATCATAGAAATTTCTAGAAGTTTTGGAACACAGTATCTTGTTACATCAACTCCATCAAAGAATGCATAAATTTGAGTCAGTGGCTTAAGTTTCTTAGAAACAAATTGAATGTTTCTTGATCTCATATAAGGAACAAGATTTCTGCTTACAACACGATCACCTACAGAAGTATTATCGAATTGTTCAGTTACAATTGTTCTTGTACCAGTTCTTGTTTGAACTCCAGTGTCTCTAATTTCTCTAAGATTATCTTGAATTACTGTCGTTGTCTGAGATCCGAATGCATCTCTTCTACCTCCTCCAGGTTGACCAGCCCAACCAACCCAATTACCACCAGAGGTTTCAGTTCTGGTTCTAGTTGTGTTGATAACCTCTTGGCCAGTCCAGTTAGTTTCCCAAGCATTCCAAACAACAGGAGCAAATCCAGTTTGAGGATCTACATTGAGAGTTCTAACTGCATTTGATAGAGTTTCTGCATAATTACCCTCTGCTTGAATAATTTTTGCTTCAAGTCTTACTGTATCTACCCAGGTATCAGACGCTGGTGTCAGTTCCAATGATCCCTGCCAGAAACTGATTAAGAAAGGAGTGACACTTTCAGATCTGGTTGCAAAAGATTGCTTTAACCATTCAACTTCTGCATAATCTAAGGTAACAACATCTTTTGATTTCCTTACATTAACCCCTTCAATAGGAGTAAATGCAAGATCTTCAGTTGGATCAACTCCAGTAACAGGACCAAAAATTAAATCAACGGAATTTGTATAGTGTCTTGGTCTTAGTTGCTTATTGGTTATATCAATACTGTTCTTGTAAAGAACTGAATCTTCTTGAGCTAATAGTGAAGTAAAGTTATCAACAAAGAATCCAGACTTAAATCTATTCAGTCCATCACTATCTGGAATAAACAGATTTGCGGTATTTGTTTCAAGTAAAGATAGGGCAGTGTAATATTCAAGATTTTTAATTCTATTTTCAAGTTGCTTGATATCGACCATTCGATATCTTTTATGCTCTAAGAATTGAATAGATGCTTGAGAAACGTTGTAAAGATATGCGGGAAGATTAATAGTTGCAATTTCTAGTGCATCATCAACAGATACTGGTTTCTCTGGTCTTTCCGCAGGAACTCCATACTTGACTTGGAATTTTCCTTCTTTAGTAAGGTAAACTCTATCAATTCTTCCAAGATAGAATGAGAATGTAGTTAGAATTGATTCATCAGAGGCAAGAATATTTTTAGCGGAGTTTCCTGATGAATTAAATGCTCTGCCATAAAATTCTAATGGAGATCTTGCATCCACACTAACAGTATATGTTGAAGTCTTTGGACGAATATCAATAATATCAGTGTTTCTAACTCCATTTACTGTTTGAATTTCTTTTGAATAATCAAAAGTATTGTAGGAATTAACCGTAGTTATATCTCCGTCATCATTTGACTGATAATATCCATTGGAGAAATATATCTTTAACTTTTTAGTTGGTTCTTGGAATTCTGGTTTTCTTCTTATTGAACCATAATCATAAAATGTCGCCTCTTGTCCGTTTGTGAAAGTAAAGTTGGATGAAATATCAAAACTTGAGGAATCTATTGTTTGGACTATTGATTGAATTTGAGATTCTTCAAACTTTAAAGTTTCACCCTCTTTAAATGTTTTTTGGTTTTTGTAAATAAATGAAATTTTTGTATCATCAATTTTTTCTGCAACAATAGCAACTGCACCACTTGTTTGACCTGTTATTTTTTCTCCAATGATTAAGTCTGATGTTGTTGCTGATGGACCGTTAATTGAAGAAAGAACTACAGTAGGTGCTGATGCAGTAGACGTATTTGAAGATTCAAATATACCATGAACTTCAATAATATCTGCCTCATTTAAAGAGATAATTTCGTCCTGGACTCTAGTTCCAAATGGATAATTACCATAAGTAAGTCCATCATTTAAAGTTGTTGCTCCTAAACCAGAGTATTCATATTTTGACTTATCTACAATAACATAATTAACTCTATTTTTTCTTTTTATTTTCTCTTTTGGTTTAATCTTTCTGGTCGTTGCAATTAAAGTTGCACCAGTATCTGATGAAGTAGAAGTATTGTAAATTGCAAGTGAAGTTCCACTAGAATCAATTTGTACTTTATCTGAGGTCAGAACTTCAGTCTGTCCATTTGAAGTAATTAAGGCATATCTTTCTTCATCAAATGGTAAGAAAGTTTCATTACTGCCAGCAGTTACTGTTGTGGTTTGATTACCGGAAATATTAACAGTGAAAACAGTTCTGACTCCTAGAACCGCATTTGTTAAATCTACATTTGAAATATTGACTTTTGGAAGTCTTGTATATAATGTACTGTCCGTTGAGGTTTCTAGATTTGTTGTTAAAACCTTGAGATTGGTAACATTTAAAGCAACCGATGGTAATTTTGCTTCATTAATACCAGATACTGTTGTAACACCGGCAACAGAAATTGATGTATTTCCTACATTGGTAACTTTTGCATAAACTGGATCAGCAAAAGCGGGGTCACTGTATTGAATCAAATTTCCTACTTTAACAACTTTTCCTGGGAATAGGGCATTGGGACTTGTTATAGTACTAATACCACCTGACAGAGGTGTGACACTTGCTATTCCAACGTTAAATCCTACTGATTCAATTGCGTCTGCTGAGAATGTGGAAGCCGTTCCAACAATTCCATAAACTGATTGAATATCAGAAATTCCATATGAAGTAATAGCAGTTGCTACTCTGGTATTTTCAATACCATCGATAATGAAAGATTCGTTTAAAATAAAATCTCCAGTCTTTTCATAAACTGTGAGTGCAACTCCAGCAGTAACAGAATCCTTTAAGAATGCTGTCGCACCACTACTTTTACCCTTAATAAAAGTTGGAGTGGACAGAGTAATCGCTTCATTCAGTGTTATCTCTGTAATTGTTTGTACATCATATAGAGAAATATCCCATTGATTTAAATTTGCATTTGCAGTATCATATGATCCAGACTCTAATCTAAAATCATAAACTCTTGCAACACCTATTTCTTTACCAGGTGCAGTTTTTTGATTTGTCCCAACTCTAGAATCTCTAAGGCTTAAAATATAAGTGTTACCAATACCAATTTTTGGTGCTCCATAGACTCTATTTAATTTTAGAGTTGGTCCAGTGTTATAATTTAATGATTGATTTTCAAGAGTTTTAGTAGTTCTTGGTTTGGGGCAATCTAAAAAGGTTGAACTTATAGTTTCACATTCATATCCTCTAATAAATGCCTTACCTGGAGAGATCTGATAAACTGCCAGATCGTTTGTTGGAGTAGATCCTCCGTAAGTAAATTGACCAGGACCAAAGAGACCATTATTTCCTACATTATCATTTAATGACTCTTTCAAAGAAGCATCAAAGGGAGTTACATAATAATCACCGGATTCTGCATATGTTCTTCTTGCTAATTCATCTGCAATGATATTATATTCTGTTGTTTTTTGTTGAGATCTGATTATACCGTCTTTGATCGTTGCCAGTTCAACAAAATTACCATCATCAAAATCAGTTAAAGACTTTTTGAATAGGGAAGCAGTAATTTTTAATCTGTCTGCCCCTGGTGCAGAATAATTATTAAATCCTTGAGAGTTGTCATTTAAAGATTCGTCCATATCAGACGTAACAATCTCTTCATTAACAAATAATCCAACTCTATAATTTGGTGTGTTAGAATATTGATCTAAAATTAGAGTTTCAGTATTTACATTTACAAACTGACCTCTAATAAAATAAACACCATCAGTAATTGAAAATGCAGATCCAATAGAAGTTGCATTTTGTGCAATTGTTGATGCAAATGGTTGCCCAGCAGTGATTAGTGAATTTCCTAGTAGTCCGGAAGTAATTTGGGAATTACAAGTTAATAATTCTCCATCAGAAAATTGTTGTGTTGAATTATTTTGAGTGTTTGATGCTAGGTAATTGATGTAGAGTGTTAAATTACCTCTTTCTGAGTCTGTTGGGAGTAGAATCTTATCTACAACTGCTGTTACTCCAGAAGATTGTCCTGTTATTTTTGTTCCTACTAACTGATCTGCGTAAGCAGAAACAGGTACACCAAGATATGTATTTTGTAGTTCTACTGCATAGTAAAGTTGGGTGTAACCAGTATTACCTGGAATGACTTTTGCACCTTCTTTAAAAAAATGTTGGCCAAATTTTTCAATTTGGTTTTGCAATATTGATTGTAAAGTTGTTAGTTCTCTTGCCTGGACTGGATAACCTGGTTTAAAAAGAACTCTGTGATAGCCATTATTTGCATCGAAGTCATCAAAATATGGAGCTACGTTGAGGTTAGTTGCCTGAGACATAATTCTTTAGAACTGCAAAATGACTTTAATATCTTCTTTTTGGTTTGATGATCTGGTTATTGCTGGACGGTTATCCACGTAAATGATATTTCCTGAATATTTTTTGACTTCAGGATTTGCTAAACCATTAGTAAATTCCTGTCCAAGATAATATGTCCTACTATTTATTACGGTAGATATACCCGTAAAGGAAGTGTCTATTGCTAAGTTAGAACCGGAAGAAGGAATAATCGTTAGGCTTCCTCCAGTTGATGGGGAACTAGTGAATTCGGTTAAATCAAATCCATACGTTGGATTTGTAACTGCAGCACCGACTGTATTAAATCCAGCAAGAGTTCTATCTTGCCAGTATTTTAAAACACCGGTTGTTTGATCATAACTAACAACTCTTCCAACTGCAGTAGTTCCTGTAGCAACTGTTTGTTTTACATATGAATCAGCAGTGAAAGTTGCAGAACTATATCCCACACCTGTTAACTTAAGTGCATAAACTGCACTTGCTTTATCGGATGTAAGTAGAGTACCAGAACTTACTTTTGGATTTTCTACGATTCCAACTCTAGCAATTTGATTTCCAGTTATAAAATCTGGATTTTGAATATCATTTTCTATTCTTGAGTAAAGAAGTACATTGTAAGCACCCAACTCACGATATACATCTGCACCATGACCACCTTTAGGTGAAATGATAACGTCAAATGTTGGTCTAGTTGTTCCCGTTGGCACTCCTCCTGCCAATAGATCAACATTACCATAAGTATATCCAGATCCCTGACTTGAAACAGTAATTGTTTCTACTTTTGAATCGTTGTTAACAACAATGGTACATTCGGCACCAGTTCCATCCCCTTTAATAGGAACTCTAGTATAAGTTCTATTTGCAGTTCCTAATCCTACACCTCTGTTTGTAATCGTTACAATCTTGATAGAACCATCTACTGCGTTATCTCTTACTGCAGCATTATCTGTCGAAGAATCCCAATTTGCTGGCACTGGAATAAAATCAGAAGTTTCGAACTTAGTAACTTCTGCTGGCTTTAATGTGTACAGATATTTCCAAACATAACCATCACCACTTGAACCCGCAGATCTTGGTTCTAGATCTGTAAATGTTGGTTCATCTAGAGATGGCTTTCCATTTGGTGTATCGGGTGTCGTTCCGTTTTGTAAACAAATATAGACTCTATAGTCACTATTTAAAACATAATAAGATGCTGCATATAAATTGGTCGCCCCAGAAACTTTAGCAGTATTTGATCTGCTGTAATCATGGCGATACATATCATAAGTTGTACCCGAAGACCAAAATCTTTTTTGAACAACCTGTCTAACTTCAGATGCACTAATTCTCTTTAGTGCAATCATAGTATCCCAGTAACTATTCTCTTCATCAAATGAATCTTTTGGTGAAGGTGGGTTAGTATCCCAATCAGATTGAATTTCTGTTGGATTTGGTAGTCCTAT